ATGACTTTACCGTTGAAGACGAGACGGTTTTATCCAGACTAGAAGAACGGGACAGGGCCCCCGAGGTTAGTTCAGGTGACATATACAAAACAGGTGCCTATGCGGGTATGATGTTACCGTCTGCAGGTTTCGCAGACTACTTTGGACAATACCCTAATCCTGAAAAAGCAGGATCCTTTCTGCCTTCTTTTGATGAAAATGTAAACAAAGGTGAATACTTTAATGCGGCCATGCAGTTCTTAGGAGCTGCGGGAGATGCTTCGTATACAATACCTACAATAGGGACTGTTACAGGCACAGGGTTAAAAGCGTTAGCTCTTGGCGGCAAGTTATCAAAAGTGCAACTATCTAAATTAATGGATGGTATTGGTGCCTATATGACTAAGACGAATGATCCGATGCTTGCCATGGCAGGTGGTCCTAATATTAACATAGGTTCCTCGATTACAAAGATGGAAGGTACTTCTTCTGGAGGAGCTAAAGTTACGGATGATTTAAACCTAGGTTCAGGCAGCTTGTTTGCTCCGCAAGAAAAAGCAGGCCGCCGTCTTTTGGTTTTGTCTTGTAGTGATACTAAGTGTCCGGATGTTGGGGACAAGGAAGCTATTGATCGTTATTTAGGTCCTGTGTTTAAAAGTTTGAAGGCTATGGGAACTCCTGCGGATGTTGATGTAGCAATAATGTCAGCTAAACATGGGCTGATCAGGGCGGATACTCCTATAAAAAATTACGATGAGAGGATGAGCCCTAAGAAGGCGGATATGTTTAAACAAGATGCTGTTCAGATGAACAGGATCAAAAACACCTTAGACGGATATGATAATGTTATTGTTCAGGGTGGTAAGGATTACAAAGATGTAATACGAGCCGCAGCAGGTGATGCGAAGATCACGGAGGTACCGGGTGGTCGAGGTATTGGAGATCAACGATCGGCAATGAAACAGGCTATAGCTTTTGGTAAGATAGATACTCCTGTGTACCATTATTCAAGAAATGTTGAAAAAGGATTTACTAAGTTTGATGATTCGGATGCGGGGTATGATCTTTTAAGTCATTTAGGACAACATGTGGGATCAACACCTCTTGCGGCCAAAGAAAGATTTATTAATCAAAATTTCACGGGTCCTGTAAAAACATTTTATTTGCAGACAAAAGATTTAGACAAGGCTATAAAAATGGCCAAAGAGAGAGATCCAAGAGATGCTATAATGATTCCACCTAGCGGTAATTTAGGAAAAGATAAAAGTGGTAAGCTTATTCCTAGAAAAGGTTATGGAGGAAGTATACCTTTAAAAGCTGATTTAAGTAGACCTTTTTTAGATCCTAAGACAAATAAACCTTTTACAGAAGCAGGACTAAGAAAATGGGTAGAGAGCTATAAACCTGAGTTAGCTACTGTGGATCAATCTTTTCAAACAGCAAGAACATTAAGATCAGGTCTGGCGGTAGAGGGTTACACTCACATACCGTATGTAAATGATGTAGAGGATGCGGGCAATGTATCGTACATAATGTTAACCGATCGACCCGAAGGCAGCACTAAGGTTTTGCAAAGTCCTGCCGCTAAAAAAAATCCTGCCAAGTTTGACAATTCAGATTTTATGATGGAGGACGGCGGCGTAGTAAGTTTGAAAGACAAAGCGGTAAACATGAACCGCGGCCCACGGGGCATAGAGCCTTTTATAAAATATATGCAAAGAGGAGGACAAGCTGGGGAACCCTCCGAGCAACCCACTGTTGAGGACCTACAAGAAAAAATAAATAAGTATGATAAACTGTTAGCGGCTTATGATGTAGCCGATCGTATCTCGCCTCAAACTCCTTTTTCTAAATACAGCAGTCCCGAAGATCCAAACTTTATTCCAAACAAAGAAGTTAACCCTGAAATTTATAANCAGTATCAAGGTTACAAAAGCNGCGTTGAGTTTGGTGATACGGAAACGGGGATGGATTTATTAGGAGCCACTAAGTTTNATCCGTTGCTTCAAGCGGGTCTTAGAGATATGAGAAGCCTTTCTGATTACGCTCAGGTTATTAAACAGCCAAGAAGTCATTCTATAAATGACGCTCTTAATGTTGGTGGTATGTATAACCCTATAAGTAATAGTTTGATGGTAATGCCTAATGCTATGTCAGGAGAAACCTTGGCACACGAGCTTATGCACAAAGGAGCTGAATATTTATCTAGGGACAGTAAGGCTCTTCAAAGTTTGAGGAGAGGTGGTAAGACCGAGCACAGATATATTCAGGCGGTCGTAAATACATCTTTTATGAATAAGATGATGAATGAGCAGGCCTCTTATCTTAATAGAATTTTTTCTCAAGAAGGTCTTTCTGAGCAACGTAAAGCAAACATTAAAAGCGCAGTCTTTGCAGAAAACAAAAACACTCTACTAACCGAAGTAAGTAGAGTAATGGATATATATTACTCGCCTGAAAATAGAAGCACCTTATTTTCTGAATTAGAAAAACGATTGGATATAACTCCTAGCATGCTTGCGGATATACAGCGTGGCGATCTACAGGTTGACTTGGAGACTGTTAAAGAAATTTTTTCAATAGCTAATGAAGTTATGGCAAATGATTTTGCAGCTAGTCGATTTGGGGAAAATTTTAAAAAAGCTTTTGACAAAAGCGATAGACAAGAAGGTTTTTTTGATATGAGACTTTTGGAACAACCTCAAAAAGGACAAGCTACGGAACAAGGGCCCCCTACTAGAGGTATGGATCAAGGCGGTGTTATAGGTCTGAAGGACAGGGCTGTTAAAATGCATAGGAATGTTGTATAGTACCTAAAAGGAGAATTACATGGCAAGAGAACCGATAGGCAGCATGATGGACAACGTACCATCTCAATTAGACGAAGAGGACTTGGCTGCTGAAGTAGAAATAGAAATGCCTGACAGTCTTGATATGGGCCCTATCCCAGAGAATGTAGAAATTATGGAAGAAGATGATGGTAGTGTTATCGTTGATTTTGAGCCACAGGATCAACGAGGCACGACTGAAGATTTTTCGGCCAACTTAGCTGAAGAGATGCCTGATAATTTACTGGGCAGGATTGCCAGTGAGTTAACAGGTGAGTTTGATGAAAACAAGAGTGGCAGACAGGAATGGGAAGATGCTTTCGCTAACGGTTTGGAGTTGTTGGGATTTAGTTACGAAGAACGATCACAGCCTTTTCGAGGCGCGAGCGGTGTCACGCACCCCTTGCTTGCCGAAGCCGCTACCCAGTTCCAAGCTCAAGCGTTTAATGAATTGTTGCCGCCTTCTGGACCCGTGCGAACAACAGTGCTTGGATCTAGTACTCCTGAAAAAGAGGATCAAGCTCAACGCGTAAAGGAGTTTATGAATTATTACATAACCTGTATTATGGAAGAGTATACACCTGAGTTAGATCAGATGTTATTTTACTTACCGCTGGCAGGTAGTACGTTCAAAAAAGTATATTATGATGAGAACTTGGAAAGAGCGGTAAGTAAATTTGTTCCAGCTGAGAACCTTATTGTTCCGTATAACACGACTGATTTAGAAACGTGTCCTAATATAACGCAAGTTTTGAAGTTAAGTTTGAATGATCTTAGGAAGCGTCAGGTATCTGGTTTTTATCTAGATATACCTGTTATTCCAGCTCAAAGTGATTCGGGAAGTCTTTCGGATGAGATTGAGAGAATTGATGGAATGTATCCTTCACAGATAGATTATGACTGTACTTTATTGGAATGTCATGTGGATCTTGATTTAGAGGGCTATGAAGAGGTTGGTGAAGATGGTGAACCTACAGGCATTAGAATACCTTATGTGGTAACAATATCACAAGACAACGGTAAGATTTTATCTATAAGAAGAAACTATGTTGAAGAAGATGAGAAGAAGAAAAAGATACAATATTTTGTACATTACAAGTTTCTTCCGGGCTTTGGTTTCTATGGATTAGGATTGATACATACAATAGGTGGATTAGCGCGAACCGCGACTTCTGCTTTAAGGCAGTTAATTGATGCTGGTACATTATCAAATCTTCCAGCGGGATTTAAGGCCCGCGGTCTACGGATCAGGGATGATGATGAGCCACTACAACCGGGTGAATTTAGGGATGTGGATGCTCCGGGTGGTGATATAAAAGCTAGTTTAATGCCTCTACCTTTCAAGGGTCCTGACCAGACTTTAATGCAGTTGTTAGGGTTTGTGGTTGATGCGGGACAGCGATTCGCTACCATAACGGACTTGAAAGTGGGCGATGGCAATCAGCAAGCGGCGGTAGGTACCACGATAGCGATGTTGGAGCAGGGATCACGAGTTATGTCCGCTGTTCACAAACGATTACATTATGCGATGAAGTTAGAGTTTAAGCTTTTGTCCAAGGTTATGTCAGAGTTTTTACCAGACGAGTATCCGTATAGTATTACGGGTGTGGATGGTAATGTAAGAAAGAAAGATTTTGATGACAGGGTAGATGTGTTACCAGTGTCCAATCCAAATATCTTTAGTCAGGCACAACGTATATCTTTGGCACAAACCAAGATGCAGTTGGCTACTTCAGCCCCTGATATGCACAACATGTATGAAGTGTTTAGGGATATGTATGAGGCGCTTGGCGTTAGAGATATTGATAGGATATTAAAACGTACACCAGAGCCAGAGGCAGCTCCTAAAGATCCCGCTCAGGAAAACATAGACGTTCTAGATCAGATAACGCTTACGGCTTTTGAAGGTCAAGATCATGAAGCTCATATCATGGCACACATGGTATTTGGCTCCACACCTTTGGTGGCTCAATCGCCTCCGATGGCTGTTGCATTACAAAAGCATATTATGGAGCATGTTAAGATTGGAGCTCGTGAAAGAGCTGCGGTTGATCTGATACAAACAGGAGGTGGTAAAGCTATATCTGAAGAACAGATGATAGATATGGAAGCTACTACGGCTCAGTATGTTGCAGAAGGCATGACCCAGCTGAAAGCGTTAAGCGGTCAGTTAAGTGGTCAAGGCCCAGATCCTTTAGTTGAGTTAAAGGGCAAAGAGTTAGAACTTAAAGCTCAAGCGGAACAGAATGACGCTCAAGTTGATAAGGCTAAACTTGGATTAGATGCACAGAAGATTGAGCAGAGAGGAACCCAATTCCAACAGAGACTACAAAGTCAGGAGAAGGTTACTCAAGCTAGAATAAATTCAGCAATGGATAGAGAACTATTAAAACAACAAGGCAAAAACCAAGGGGGTCAAGATGGCTAAAGATAAAAAATCTGAATCAGAACTACGAAAAGAGTTTTTTGATGGACCTGCGTCAGACACAATGAGTTTAGAA